GAGATAAGCGACTACTATCCCATCAGCCTAAACTTCGATTTCAACATTGGTGAAGGAAAGCCAATGAGCGCTTGTGCCCAGCAATTCGTTGGCGGCAAGTTTCATTTCTTTAAAGACTTCGTTGTAGAGGGAGCAAATACTGAAGAGATAATGCACGAGATCGCAGACAGTGGTGTCTTGGATCATCACACCGATTATCTCATCAGAGGAGATGCCAGCGGTAAGCATAGGGACACCAGGTCAAAGAAAACTGATTATGGTATTATCAAAGAGTTTCTTATTAATTACAGGGCTCCTAGTGGATCGAGGATCAACTTTGAGTTGCAGGTCCCTCTTGGAAATCCGCCCATCAGAAAAAGGCATAATAAAATGAATGCCTATATGAAAAACGCTAAAGGCAAGACGAGGTTTTTTGTATACAAAGACGCTAAGGTATTGAACGAAGGCTGTAGACTTACTAAACTCAAAAAGGGTGGTAATTATTTAGAAGACGATTCAAAGTCTTATCAACACGTTACAACAGCAGCCGGATATGGATTACTTGAAGATTTAAAAATATCTGAATCTATTAATAAAGTCACGGAGAGGCAATTTAGATGACCGATATAAGGATGATCACTGATGAGGATATTTTGGACGGTGCGTTTAGAAAGAAGGTTCTCAGCCAGATTACTGATGTTGAGAACATTAACCGCAAAAACGAAGCCCTAAGACGGCATGAAGTCTACAGAGACAGAATCAAAAAATGGGTGATTGAAGCCCTCGTCAAAGAGAAGATGCGCTCTGAAACTCTTCAACAAATGGAAAACCGTGCCGCTAACATCTCTATCTGTAAGAAGATCGTCAATAAACTCGCTCGTCTCTATATCGGCGGAGTCTCAAGATTTGTAGATGATGAAGCCTCTCAACAAGCAATATCCCAGCTCGCTCGTCTCCTTGACCTGGACACCAAGAATAAAAAGGCAGATCGCTATAAAGAACTCTTTCGAAACACAATGAGTCAGATAATACCAGAAGAAGACAGTATGGAATCTATCGGGGAGAATAAAAAGTTTAAGCTCAAGGCTCGGACATATGCCCCTTGGCAATATGATGTCATCGAAGATCAACATGATCATGAAATCCCAAGAGTAGTTATCTTATCTGAGTTCACCGAAAGAAACGCAGCCCTCAGATCGGTCGGTGAAGCTGATGGTGATGGAAGAACTGATCGTTCAATCACCCCTATCTTCCATCAAGGCAACAGGCGAGATGAGATCATTGCTGATCATCCAGAAGATACCAATATAGATAACCGTAAGTTCATTTGGTGGAATGAGAAGTTTCATTTCACAACTGATTCTGTAGGGGGGATTATTCCAGAGATGTCCCCAGAAGATCTTCTAAACCCAATTCAAATGCTACCATTTGCCAATATCACCCAAGATCAAGATGGTGAGTTCTGGGCTCAAGGAGGGGACGATTTAATTGATGGCTCTATCTTAATTAATTTAATTCTCACTGACATCAATGCCATCGCCTACATTCAAGGTTGGGGTCAGCCCGTTATCGTTGGCAAGGGAGTTAAGAACAAAGTTCTTGAGGGTGGGCCACATACGGCACTAGTCTTTGAGGCTGAAGAGGGAGATCCAACACCAAGCTTTTCATATGTATCAGCCAATCCACAGTTGAGTGAGATGATGAAAATGGTCGAGCAATACACAGCATTGCTTCTCACCACTAATAATCTCTCCGCAACAAACGTTGCCGGCAATCTCAGTGCAAGAGAAATCTCAGGCATCGCTCTTCTCATTGAATTATCTGAAGCTGTCGGCTCCACAGAAGATAGTGAAAAGATCTTTCGTCGTGTTGAGAGAACTCAATGGGAAATAATTAAACGTTGGCAAAATCTCTTATTCGATAGAGGAGCATTAATCGAGAAGTTTATGGAAGTTGGTAAGTTCGAAAATGCTGATGTATTCATCAAGTTCAATGACACAAAACCGATGATCACTGAAAAAGAAAAACTAGAGGTGATAAGATTAAGAAAAGAGCTGGGCATCAATGAAGAGATTGATCTCATCAAGATCGACAATCCTGACATCACTGATGAAGAGGCTGAAGCCAAGCTCCTAAAAATCAAAGAAGAGAAACTCAAAAGAGTAAATGATCTAATGCAAAATGCCCTAAATGGAGAAGCCGATGGCCAAGTATCCGACAACGAAGAAGAAGCCGAAACCGAAACCTAAGCCAAAACCAGCGGCATAGAAGATGGCTAAGCCTCCTAGCGTCTATAAAGAGGACTTTCTCAAATGGACTTGGGATCCCTTGAAAGATGTCCAGTTAACTAAAACCCAAAAAGATAGAGCCTTAGATAAGATTATCGATGTAGTTGAAGAACAGTTCTTTGACGCAATCGCTAGTGGCAAATCCCCAGTCAGCGGTGAGGGACGATTCAAAGGATTGACTAGTGCCTATAGAAAGAAAAAACGTAAGCTCGGTAAAGCTGGGAGAGTCAACATGGAACTCTTCGGCAACATGCTCCAAGGAGTTCGAATTAAGAAAGCAGCGGGTGAGTTCATATCGATTTCCGTTCGAAAAAATAACGCAGAAAAGGCCGACGGACACAGCAGGCTCACTGAAAGAAGGAACGATAAACTTCCTAGACGTAGATTTATTCCTGGAGAGGATCAATCTCTTATCAGGTCGATCAAAAAAGAAGTGAGAGAGATTATCGAAGAGGCTTCTCGTGGCAAGCGTTAAGATAACTCTCAAAGGTTTTAAAGAAACAGAGAAGAGGCTGCGAAAGCTCACTAAGCCTCTCAATAAGGGCCAAGCAAAGAATCTTGCCAATACAATCAAGGATGGAATGCTTGCCGAAATTCTATCTGGCACTTCTCCAATATCAGGAAAAGGCCCCTACAAAGCATATCGAGGATCCTATAGAAAACGAATTCAAGCGGGTAGGCTTGGCTCCAAACAACTCAGCCCGGTCAACTTACAGTTGTCAGGTGATTTCTTAAGTGATTTGAAAGCTCTAGCGGTTAAAGATCCAAAGGGCGGATTCTCATCAATTGTTGGATATTTCACTAAGCTTTCAAGAGCGAAAGAGAGTGGACACAGGGAGGGTGTTAATAAACAAGCTAAGCGTCCAACCATCCCAATCGGCAACGAACGATTCAATAATAAAATATCCAAACTTATTATTCAGGGCATTGATGCAGCCATCCAAAAGATTCTTAGAAAACGTTGAATTGACACTAACGGCAACAACAAACTAAAATAGGAGGAATAATGGAAGCAGGACAAACGGGCGGTGCCCCCTCTAGTGAGGTCAGTGACCAACCTATTGAGTCAAGCGAGTCTGATTCTACCAGTAAAGATCAAGCCGATTCGGTTTCTAAGACAGTACCTGTAGAGGACCATCAACGAGCATTAAGGGATATGCATGCCTTTAAGAGCCAGAAGAAGGAACTCGAGAAGAAGGTACAAGAATTAGAAATCACTAATTTGGAGCAAAAAGAAGACTGGAAAGCAACCTCTGAAGTTCACAAGAAACGTGCTGAGGAGTTTGAAAATAAATATTCTGGTTTGAAAGATTCTATCTTTGATAACGAGAAATATAACGCTATCCGGAATTTGGCTCTGAAGGCCGGCATAAGAGAAGAAGCTGAGGACGATTTGTCATTAGTTAAACTCAGTGGTGTTGAAGTCGAGTCGACCAGCGAAGGTAGGATGATTGTCCATGGAGCGGACACCTTCGTTGAAAAGCTCAAACAACAAAAGCCCCACTGGTTTAAGTCTAATGATGTTCCTAAATTTAACTCTGGCGGTGCCAATACTAGTCCCATACAGGACAGGGAGTTAACAGCTGCTTACATGGTACAATTGGAGCGTAAGAATCCTAAACAATACAAAGAGCTATACCCTAAATTTGTCGCTCAGCTCAAAGCTAGACGACAGGCTTAGTTAAGGAGGACACAATGGCTGATGAGGTAATGCGAGCTTCGACCGAACTAGACGCCCTGGTTCCAGAACTGTGGAGTGCAAATTTCTATCCCACTCTTTTGGAATCGTTGCCGTTTAATGACATCATTTCTAGAGACTATCAAAATGAGATTCAAGAGCTTGGAGATACGGTAAATATCTCTGAGTTTCCTCAGTTTGATATCGCCGAAAATATTGCAGAAGACCAAAGAGTTGATGCTGATAGTCTAACTGTCACTAAATTCCAATTGGTCATCAATCGACAGACTGTAAAAGACTACATTGTCACTTCACGTGCGCTTACACAGTCTATCGATTCTGCTAACGCTTTGAGAGATCTTGCAATGCATTCAATCATGAAGAAAATGCAGCAAGATATCATCTCCGATATTGTTCCCAACGCTGCTGCTCCTGATCATTCGATTGCTTATGACTCAGGAACGACTTTAGCTTTGGCCGATATCCTTGAAGCTAAAGAGCTTCTCGATGCTGCAGATGTAGAAGATGACGGAACACGCTGTATGATCTTGGATGCTCCACAGTGGAATGATCTTTTCAACATCACTGGATTCACTTCCAGGGATTTCATTCCTGCTGGGTCTCCAATTACGGCTGGTTCGTTTTCAACCAATCTGTTGGGATTTCGTCCTAAGCTGACAACTGAGGCTAACAATGTGTCTTTCTTGTTTCACCCACGATTCATGACTCTGGCAGTTCAGGAAAATCCTGCTGTTGAAGTCTTTAATCTTGGTGTTGATGGGAAACGCGCGCAAAGAGTTAACGTCACGACTCTTTGGGGAGACGAACAACTTTCTGGCCTTAGGGTCGTCACTATCTCTTAGTAAGGGGGAAATATAGATGCCTTTTTCAAATGATGGATTGCAAACAGAAGAATACGTCTACGACTTCTCAGATGATGGTGGAGTCTCTGGTGAAATCGTTTTGTCTGATAAAGATCGTAAGAATCCTATTCCAATAGGAGCTGTTATTACCAATGTAACGGTAAAGGTTCAAACAGCACTCACTAGTGGTGGATCTGCCGTTCTCTCTTGGGGTAATGGCGACGATGCTGATGGCTATAGTGGTGCAGCTGCTGCTGTCGCTGGCTTTGGTGCTAACACTCTATTCAATGGTCATGACAATGCTGCCGCCCTTCTTTGGGACGACACGAATGATCATAAGCTAGAGGTTAATGTCGCTGACGCTGATGATGGCAAGGTTGGATTCACGATCGCAACGGCTGATCTCACTGCAGGCAAGATGGTTTTCCTCGTGGATTTCTATATGCCAGTTGCTTAAGGATTGAATGATGCCAGCTCTTAATCCAGCACAGACGGTAAACAATCTCACTCCCGACACTGCGGATGCTGATCCTAGTGATGTGAATCCAGGAGACGACGTGGATTCATTGAGCAATGATCCAGCTGCAGCTTAAGGGATGATTGTTGGCTGATATAAAATCTACTAGGCTGAGGTTTCTTATCGCTCCAAGCGAAGAAGAGGCTTCAGCCTTCATTGATAAACTACCTTTCAAGGTGGAGATTAAATCTATAGGCCAACCCATCAAAGGCAAAGGGGTTGTCATATGGTTTGTTCCGCCTGATGAACAAGAGATTAAGTCTATTGATCTGAGAGAATAAATGTCTGATGTAGATGTTAATCCAATTGATGTCATCAGAAGAACTGCTGAAGCTATTGGCGGTGACAAAACTGATCTTAGATGGAAAACCTCAGTCACTAATACGACTAGTACGCCAGTGCCGGTTACGATTGTTGAGCCGGTTAATACAACTCCACTGATTACTAATATAGTTAGCCCGGGTGTTGCAGATACAGAATTTAGTCATGCGTTTAGTTCTGGAACGAATAAATTTATTATTAAAGTCAGGCAAGTAGCTCGATTAAAAGTAGCGTTTATAACAGGAGGAACATTCATAAGCATTCCACTCGGTGGGGTATTCGAGCAAACTAATTTAAGTCTCACGTCAATTACGGTATTCTTAAAGTGCAGTAAAGCATTACAAGACATCGAAATACTAGAATGGACCTAGGGGGGACATATGGCCGATATACGTGAAATTTTCCCAATTATAGAGAACACAAGCACGAATGCTGGTGAAGCTCTTGGTAGAAGGCAAGAAGGGGAAGCGGGAGCCGCGATCAATGGCTTAATAGGCTTCTCATTCAAAGATAGTTCTGGAGATGTCATTCTTCCATCTCTAAATGTTGATGGCGCTCTTCCAGTCACCCTAGATGCCGGCACTACACTTAGAGCCAATGGTGAATTAGTTGCTGGGTCTACTTCTTTAGTGGATATTACCAGTGCAACCATCACTCTAACTCTCGGAAAGAAATACACTAAGATTAGTGCGGTGGTTTCATCTAGAAGGGATACTCTATTTCAGATTGTTCATGTCGATGATGATGGCGGCACTCCTACTGAAACAGTATTGCTCGAGGCTGTTGTTGGTTCCGGTCAATTCAGTTTCAAAATGGCATTAGATCTTGATCTATTGGATACAGCAGGTGGTGCGGGCATACAGATTTTAAAGATTAAAGGACAGAACTTTAATGTGTCTTCCTCAATGAGGGCCGGATTAAGTACTAACGAAGTACCTTAATAGGGGGAATTAAGTGGTTGATGCCGCACCAGATTACAATGACTCTTTAGGCGGCGACAACGCGCATGCG